ATAACAACAATAGACAGTTTCTTTAAAATAGAAGTTACATTCTGGTCACCAAGATCAGCATGGTTGGTGTAGTACAACATCCTATAAGAAGTTGCATAATCTTGATATGTTCCATACAGACCGACATAACCGTTTTGCCCTATGTAAAGCGTACCATTCCTACGGAATAAAAACGATTTTGGTGTAATTGAGTCCCATGTAGTAACCCTTGCAGAACCATCAGGTAGGTATGCCTTAGTATCAAAACACCAAGTAGTGTCAATGCTAGGAGTCACCAACAGGTAAAACGCTTCTCTTTCAGAATAAATAGACTTGATGTTTGCCAGTGTCTCACCAGCTACAGTACCCATTAAGTCATTGCGAATATTCTTAGACAAGTCTCGTTCTGGTGCGGATTTTTCTAGCACCGTTCTCATTAATGATCTAACACCAGAATTAGATAAGAACAGAACATCAGTGCTGGTTGTTTGGATGCTATCCCTAGCAATACAACCAATACCCTCAACAGTGTCACTCAATGACATTGAAGATGGTGTAGTTGCACCTTGATAAATCAGAATCTGACGCTTACCAAAGATAAACAAAAAGCCATTATGTGCAGCAAGTCCTGTAATCTCATCAGCACCATTGACCCAAACACGATCTACATTCAAAGACCCTGACGTACCTGTTGACCAAACATGACCAGCAATCAAGTCAGAAAAATAAACAGTTGAAGTGTTAGTAGAAGTGCTTGCAGCCCACAATCTACCAAAAGCAGAGATAACAATGTTTCCGTTTGGAACTGTTGCTACATAACCAGTTTTTTCGCTAACTCTACGGAATGTAGTCGTACTTACCGCAGGATCATAAATAAGAGGGTCATAACCTACTTGGAAGAAATAAGTTATTGAATTCAAAGAAGCACATTGCCAATTGCTTGCAGTGATTGTTGGCGCAGTACCACCGCCACCATAAGTTAACTCAACAACAGCATTAGAGCCGTCAAGTTTGAATAATTTGTTATTGCCAGCAAATAAAATAGTCAAAGTCCCATCAGCCTGAACTAACTCATGGATGACTTTTACATCATTTGCGCCAAGATTTCCAGAAGAAGAATTGACTCTTGACCAACCTTTGCGTGAACCAATACGACCATACTGGTCAATGATGCAGTTTGTCGCAACCAAAGCAAAGCCAGCATTCAAATCAAGAGGCGAATCTTGAGTATTCAACCCATAAAAGCCGGGGGCTGAAATGCTGTATGTTTGAATTGTTTGGCTCATATCGCAACAAACTCCTGATTTTCAGGGTAGCGAGTACCTTCCAAAGCAATTTGGTCAGACAACATAGCTTTGTACAACAAATATGCTTCAGATGAAGACAGACCGCCATCTTCACCACGTTCTACCAATGCCCTAGCATAAGCATTCTGAGCCACTAAAACATCACTCACCATTACAATTGTTGAACCAGATGATAGTGTTGCTTGTGGAACTGTCAAAGCAAACTTGATTGTGTATACGCCATCAGGAATTGGGTAAAGATTTACCTTGGTGTCGTATGAGGCATCAACCCCATCAAAAGCAAATTCAGTAGGGACTGAATTAACAAGTGGAGTGAAATTTAGTTTGCGGTTCATATCCACAAAACTGATGTTTGTGAGGCCAACATTGCTTGTGGTGTTGATTACATCCATTACTTGAAACTTCTGTCCAGCACCTGTTAAAGAATAAGATGCTGTAGATGCCGCAGTACTGACTGTAATAGTTTGACCCAATACGTTCCAACTAAAAGCATCTTCAATCTGACGCTTTGCATCATTGACAAACTTGCCAATCAGAGTTGAATAAGTTGTTTCAGTTGGGGTGGAAACAGTTGTCTCACGCAACCTTACGAGTACATCATTAATTAATTCAAGGTAGGTCATGTTCTAGTCAATCCTTCTTCTTCAATGGTAACTACTACTGAAAATGTAGATGCCGCCTCAGATTGTGCTTTAAGTATGTCACCTTCTTCCATCACAAAATAAGATACACCTCCCCAATCTTGTGTGGTTTTGGTAGTTAAAGCAGTTTCAAATACAAGAGAATATGTAGCAGACGCAGAGGTATCTGTCCAACTAAAAGAAATATGTTTTTGCGAACCTGTATTAACTGCTCGTAGCAATACCACCCTTGCATAGTAACCAGTAGGTACTGTATAGAGGGTTGTCAGCGTGTTTGCTGTAAGATTTGCGCCAACTGATAATGCTCTCATTTCGCTTTTGCCTTATTCCTTGCGGATATAGCTTTAGCTTTTGCCTTTGCGTCAGCCTTTGAGGATGCACCCCATGCCTTGAGCGAAAGAAGCAGTCTTGTTGGTTCACCATCCTTGTACTCTGCACCGCTGTTACCAGCCATACGAGCCAAGAAACTTGCCCTGCGAGGGTTATCCCCCGACTTTACTGGAGGCTTCAGATTACCGCCAGTTTCCGCATTATAAGATGATCTACCCTTGGCATTCAAGCCGCCTTTTGGATTTTGACCAGCTTTTGTTTGCCAAGTAGGAGATTTCATTTACTTTACCTTTTTAGGCTTCTTCGCAGTCTTTGCCGCTTGCTTGAAGTCAGCAGCAGTAGGTGCAGCTTTAGACCCTACCTTATTCATCTTCTCTCCAGACCCTGCTTTTATGCGAGCCTGTTTTGCGTGAATATTGGAATACAAGCCAGTTTTCATTTCATCTTCTTCTTTGACTTGCTCATACCAGCTTCAGATAAAGCAATGGCAACTGCCTGTTTAGGATTGGTCACAACCTTACCGCCTTTACCTGAATGCAAAGTACCTTCCTTGTACTCTCCCATGACTTTCTTGACTTTTTTCTGTGGCTTAGTCATCTTCATAGGGTTTCTCCTTAGTACATGATTTTGGCTGTGATTGTGCCTGTTACAAAAACTGTGCAATTTGCCCGTAAATACTTTGGGGCATTGGCAACTGTAATAATGCCGTTAGCAGTCAAAGCAGTGCCAATAGTTGCCCAGTTAGTACCATCTAGACTACCTTGCAATGCAACAGTAGCTGATGTAATGCCTGAAACTTGCAAGAATGCAGGAACTCCACCATCAACTTGCACAGCTTTAGATTCTCCAGTTGCGCCAACGGCATTTAAGAGTGTGATAGGTGCGTTTAAAGATGACATTATTTACCTCTTGAAGATTTCTTCATAAAGTTAGTGGCAGTTCTGCCACCACGAGTAGGCAAACTCTTTGGCTTACCAATAGCAACCATTACAGTTACAGGGATACCCTTTTTAGGGGTTTTAGCGGAAGTTTTGGGTTTAGTTGTCTTCATATCAGTCCTTTTTGATTGAACCACCAGATTTCCAAGCATCACAAGTCCTAGCTGCGGCACAAGTAAAGTGAAACAATTCGCAGAATCCTAGATCAGCAGCCTCAATGAACTGGTCATCATAGTCAAGCTCATTCTCTGAATCTTTACCCTTTTCAAGCCCATCTTTGATGCACTGCATCATTTTTGGTGTCTGGATAAATGCCGCACAGTTACCGCAAAGCATAGTCTTTACAACATCGGTAGGTGCGTTATACATCTTGGCTTTCTTTAGCCAAAACGCTTCATTAGGTTCATTTGGATTTGGCGCACCATAACCAAACTTTTGAAAAGCATTGTTTCTATTCTTTAGGTTTAACGCTATATCCTGTGTAGGAAGTGGGCAAACCTTACCTGAAAGAAGTCCTTCTTTCATTTCCATATCCTATCAGCAACAAAAGTAATGATGCCGCCCATGAATGAAGCGATAGTCATACCCACCCAAAAACCACCCTTACCTTTGTTGGCAAGTTCAAGTAAGGCTTTTACATCGGTACTTAATTGAGTTACCTGACCATGTAGAGTCTCTACTTGAGCTTCTAACCGACCAAAATCACGAGCATCTATCTCAGACATTTGCTACCTTTCGGGGTCTACCCATTTTTCTAAAAGTTGGGATGACAGGCGCAAATGCGGTATCTGTTCTAGTCTCTGATTCTACAGATTCTATGGTTACTTCTGGTTCGTCAATTCTCACATAACCCTGATGACCCTTCATAGAATCAATGTCATGTTGCAAGGTAAAACTTACTGTATTACCCGATTGAAGACAACGAAAAGTAGCCATAAAAACCTTTACATGAAAAAGGGGGTGATTAACCCCCTATTGCCCTTATTGAACAGGACGACCAATCATCAATTGCAATGTTGTTGAGTCTAAGTTAATAGAACTTCCTGTTGGGTTAATAGAAACAATAGTCACCGTGTTAGCGGCTGAAACGTATGCTCTACGCATCAATCCTGCCTCGCTAACAAGAATAGACATACCAATAACCATATCACCCAAAGCAACGCCCGGAACAGTTACTGTGTCTGTAGTTGTAGCTGTAGTCGCAATTGATGCGGTATCTAAAGTACAAGAAACATCCCAAGTGTCTGTAAACAAGCCACGAAATTGGTCATTACCCCTGCGGGAAACGACTGCTGTTGCTGCTGCCATTTTGATTTCTCCTAATTAGGTTAAAAAAGTCCCCCTACCCCTATTGCTAGAAGTAGGAGGGACAACTGCAATTAGCTAGGAACAACCAATGCAAACATGGA